GGCCGGCAGCGGCGGCGCGATTTTGACGGAATCTACCCTCAACATTACCGGCAACAGCCGTTTTTCAGGAAATACGGCGGCCCGCGGCGGCGGCGCCATCCAGGCCATCTACGGCGCGAACGTCACCGTCGACGGCGCTTCTTTTGACAACAACGGCACCCAAAGCGGCAACGGCGGCGCCGTTAACGCTTCTTCCGTCACTCCGCTGAGTGTCAGCAACGCTTCTTTTGTTCAAAATTATACCGGCAAAGGCCATGGCGGCGCGATCTACGCATCGGGCACAACTTTCATTGATAACGCTTCATTTTCCCGAAACCGTACCGATAACGGCTACGGCGGCGCCTTATACGCATCGGGCGAAACCGTGCTGCAAAACGTCGTTTTTGACGGCAATACGGCAACTTACGGCGGCGCCGTCATCAGCTCAGACAACCTCACCATCGGCGGCAACTCCTCTTTCACCGGCAACAAAGCCGAAGCCGGCGGCGCTCTGTTCGCAGAGGGGAAACTGACGCTTGACACTTCGGAAGGCAACATTCTTTTCAGCGGCAACACGGCAACCAATATAAATGAAGGCGGCGCAGACGTTTACCTCAACAACAAAGAAACCGCCGTCGTCATTGAAGGCGATGCCAACACCTTGTCAATGGACGGCGGCTTTGCCGGCGTCGGATCAATCGACAAAAACGGCGCCAACACTCTTATTTTCGATCAAAATGCCGACAACCGCCTGTTTGTCGGAGACTTTACACAGACGGCGGGAACAACTTTGGTTTATGCCGACAACTTTTTCGGCGGCAAGAACACCGTTGCCGAAGGCTCGGTTCTGCATTTTGCCGGCAATGCCGCCGTCAACAACCTGCGGCTGCAAACCGGCGGCCGGCTGGATCTGCGCCGGCCGGGACCTTTTGCCGCCAACACTGTAACGATAACCGACCTGATTTCGGACGGTTCCGCCGTCGTCGTCCTGCAGACGGACGGCACCGACGCTGACCTGTTGAAAATAACCGGTTCCGCCGACGGCATGATAACCATTGACGTCCGGGCAGCCGGTTCCAACCCGACCAAAAAGGAAATAGAAGTGGTCAACGCCGAAGAGGCTTCCGGCAACGCCGAATTTAAGCTGGCCGGCGGCAAAGTGGATATCGGCGCGCACGAGTACGGCCTGACGCACGGAGAAGACGCCAACTGGTACCTCGAAACCGAAGGAGAGCTGACCAAAACCGCAAAATCGGTCGAAACCATGCCGGCGCTTCATCTGTCAATCGTCAACGCCGGCATGAACGAACTGCGCAAACGTCTGGGCGATCTGCGCAGCGGCAACTCGGACGCGCCCGCCGGCGTCTGGATCCGCGGCTACGGCAAACGTCTCCGGGTGCATGAAAGAACCGGCGCAAGACTGAACATGCTGGGCATGGAAGGCGGTATTGACGCCGCCGCCGAACTTTTCGGCGGCCGAACCTATCTGGGCGTTATGGGCGGTTACCTTTCCGCCAACGACATTCG